TAAATGATTTTCAAAATGTTTTTGAAGTTCCTCTTTAACTATTTTTCTTAAATTACCTAATTTCATATTTTATTCTATAAATCACTCCAGTCAGCTGTTGATTTTGAATAATCTGTTACTCGGTTTGCAAAGAAATCTTGATGTGTTTTACCACTTGTTAAATGTCCAAACCATTCCATTTGTTTTAAGAGGTTTGGATCAATATCATTATAGATAGCTGTATAACCAAGTTCTATTAGTTTTTGGTTTGCTCTTTCTTTAATGAAGTTTTTTAATTGTTCTTTATTTAATCCCTCAATATTTCCCATTTCAAATGCTTTATCAATAAAATCAAATTCTAATTTAACTGATAAATCACATGCCTCATAAATTGCTTGAGTCATTTCTTTTGTATCTAACTCTGGAGCTTCCTCTAATAATGTTCTATATAACCAACAACCTGCTTTTGAATGTAAGGATTCATCTCTAACAGACCATTCAACTATTTGACCTGTCCCTTTCATCATATTACGTAATTGAAAAGACATTAAAATAGCAAATGAGGAAAATAGATTAACACCTTCTGTAAATGCTGAGAATATAGCTAGTGAAAGTGCTTTATCTTGTAATGTTTCACTAGATTGTTCAACTAAACGGTCAATTTTAGCTTTTGCTTCTTCATCTTCCATAAAAGCTTTAAAATCATCTAAACCTAATTCTTCATTTAAACGTGCATAAGCTTCAGCATGGATTGATTCAAAATCAGCGAATGCACACGCCATAGCTTTAATTTCATGTTTTGGGAACCATACTGCTACCTTTGTTGACCAATAATCGTTTACGTACGTTTCAGTTTGAGCAAATGATTTTAAAATATTACCAATAAGATTTTTTTCACTTTCAGTTAAGTTCATTTTCCAGTCATTCAAGTCTGATGCTAAAGGTACTTCATCTGCTAGCCAATGAGCTTGGTGTTGTTGTTTATAAAAATCAAATGCGGTTTGGTATTCAAAAGGTTTGTAGTGGGGTCTTAATTCTGTAATCATAGTTTATTTTATGTGTTTAATTCAAAAAATTTATTACTTAGCATCTTTCTATCAAATTCCTCATAATCATCACTTGACATTTTTTGAGGTGCATCTTCTTCTTCATTGTAATGGTCCCCAATTGCAATTTGACCATTTGATGTATTAACATCTACTTTAAAAGTTAAACCGTCCATACCATAACGGTTTTTCATAATATGTAAACGCCCTGTACCGTTTACTTTGTCTTCTTTTTTACGTGATAAAGAAATTGAGAGGTCAGTTATCATCATTTTATCATAACTTCCCGCGGCTTTATCGCCCTCAATAACATTATCTTTTGCACCTGCGCGATTTACTTGCGAAACTGACCATATTGGGATATTTAATTGTCTAGCTAATCCCTTTGTGCTTGTATAAATATCATCAATTTCACCCTTACGATCTACATTTCGTTTTCTTGTTGATAAAAGATCTATGTAATCTATGATTATTAAATCAGGTTGTATGCCTAAATCCTTAACTTTATTTATATGAGATTCTATAGTAGATATAGTGGTTTTGCCCATAGGATATTCACGAATTATTAATTCACCTGGGAGTTGTGAGGTAATATCTTCTACTTCTTCTTTATGATTTTCTAGTGAATCAACAGGATGACCTGTGAAAAAAGCGTCATATCGTCTTCCTGTATAAGATTCACTTAATTCTAAAGTATAATGAATAACATTAAATCCCATTCTAACAGCATACCCACCTAATGCAACTAAAGTCCAGGATTTACCGCCACCAGGATTACCAAATATTAATCCTAAATCACCGTTACCTAATCCACCTTGTACTAAATCATTTATAGGTTCCCATGGTGTAGGAACAATTGTTCTATGATCCTCTCTATAACGGGATTCTGTATCTTTCTTATATTCGTGTCCTATGTTTTTATCTTGACCTGCTTTCATAGCTGATTCAATCAAGTATTTTATAGAATCATAATCTCCAGCTTTTAGCAAATCAACACTATTTAATAGTGCTTTTTTAAGTTGTTGGTTTTTACAAAATGTTGAGAATTCCTCTTGAACATAGGTTAGATCATCTAAATCTGCTTTATATGCCTCACGTAATTGTTCTTTTATAGAAACTTTAAGTACCTCATTATCCAACTTTTTCATTTCAACCTTTAAGATATCCATTGACATAGTTGTATGATATTTTTCATAGTACTTTAAAATTTCATTTATAACCCATTTGTGTGCTGGGTTAGAGAAATATTCATCACTCAACACATCATTTATATTCTGTAAGAATTCTTTATGTGTTAATAGAGATGAAATAACTTTCATCTGAAACGCAGGACCGTATTCATCAATTGATTGTAACGTCATTTTTTATAACTTTTATTTTAAATATAATAACTTTTATTGCTTTGGACAAAGACCCTCAAATAGATCTTTTAACCAAGTGTCTACATTCCTTATTAAACCTCCTAATTGATCTTCCTCATACATTTTGGAAAATTGTTTTGGATGGTAATTTAAGGGATGATTTTTGATGGTTTCAAGCGCATAAGCTTTTTCCTCCTCATCCATCATAGGATTTGACAAATCCATTACTCTATATTTATCCTCTAAATCATCTACATCATGCAGTAATCGAGCATATATGATATGTTCTTTTAATTTACTTTCAGCGGTATCTAATAAATCATCTAAGGATACATAACCACCTTGGAGTTCTGGGAAGAGTTTAAATAATTTTTTAGGGCCTAATCCTTTTATACCTGTTATACCATCTGAGGAATCACCCATTAACAGTTTGTAAAGTATGAAGTTGTGGGGGTATACTCCAAATTTTTCCTTTACAGTATCTGCTGTGTAGTATTCTTTTTCCATAGGTCTGTAAACAATTATATTTTCATTTACTAGCTGTAAATAATCTTTATCACTTGATACTATGAATGCTCTATCTGTAGGGTCTTTGATTATATTTTGACACAAATGTGCAATAATATCATCTGCCTCTACTTTGGACATTGTGATAGTTTTAACAGGTAAAGTTTTCAAATATTGAATTATTCTAACTATTTGGTTTACTTTGGACTCGTCTTCCTCTTCTAAATTTTCAAATACTTCCCAGTTTGTAACTCTACTAATATTTCTATTTGATTTGTATTCAGGGATCAAATTTTTTCTATTGTTTGAGGAACCAATCCCATCAAAAACAACAAACACTTGTGTAGGTTGAATTTGACGGACAAGGGCACCTAAAGATCTGAAGAAACCTCCTAAACCCCCTACATGGACTCCGTTTGGATTAACTGCATTTATGGCACTAAAGTTTCTGAAAAATAAATTGAGTCCATCAATGAACATATAGCGTTCTTGTTGGGGTTGTTCCTCGCCATTTTCTTGTATGTTATCAAGGAGGTTTAAAAGGTCTTTCTTCATATTCTATTCTGGTTCTGAAATAAATGATTCTGCATTAACTGAGTGGGATTCTTCCTCTATGATATCAAATCCGTCTCCACCTAAAATATCTTCCCATTCTTTTTTATGGGAATCTTTATATTCTTTAAGTGATTTTTCACTATCCTCTATAAAACCATGAGGGGTGATTACAATTCTACCTCTGGATTGAATACCATTGATATGGTTTTTATCAATTTGAAGGTTTGTGCGTTTTGCAAATTCAACTTGTTTACCATCTTTGATTGCTTTTAATTTGGAAGTTCCAGAATCAGCAACATTTCCAAATGTTACAACAAAAGTAGCATCAAACCACATTGCAAATCCACCTTTATTCATCAGTTTAGGTTGTGACATAGGTGTTTCTGCTTTCTTGGCCCATACCTTGTTTATACAAACTAAAGTATTCGTGTATTTTGAGCTCTCTTTACGAGATAATGTGATTCGCTGGTTAACATTATTACCGAATTGAGTTGACATTGCTCCTGCGTTCCATTCATTGTTGTTTTTATTTGATTTAACAGACATTTCACAAGGTACAGAACCAATAGAATCCCATAAAAATAATAGATCATATGGTAAGTTACCTTTTTTCTGCTCATCAATCATATCCAAAACAAATGCAGCAACATCCTCAATTGTATTGATTGTTTCTCTATCCACGTAAATGAAATTACCTGTATAATCAAGTAACTCACCTGTTTCCTCATCAACTACTTCCTCTACATCAAATCCCATCATTTGAGCATGCTCCCAAGACCATTTCATCTCTGTGATAATAAAAACAGGTAAAATACCACGTTTTTGAGCAGCAACAGCTGCCTCAAGCAACGCGGTAGTTTTTCCTGTATCAGAGTGGCCTCTTAAAAGAACAATATGTCCCATAGGAATTCCAGGTATAGAGGTAACATCTTGAAATGCTTGTGAAAGTGGTATCCATTCTTGTGGTTTAAATTTTACACTAGTGGATAGGCCTTTCTTTGATTTAAAACTATTGATATTAAAACCTGATTTAATCTCCTTATCAACTGCCTCTGACAGTGATTTTCTTTGTTTTTTCGCCATATTTTATTGTTTGTTTTTAATTAGAAGGGCAGGCCATCATCATCCCCATCCTCTTCATCAAATAATTCATCAAATGCCTCTACTTTTGATTTTTTAGCAGCAGGTTTTGTTGATAAACTGTAATTTGATTGTGGTTCTGATGTTTTTTCGTCCTCAAAATCATCATGTGATTCGGAAACAATATCTCCTTCTTCATCCTCTGGTGATAACCATTCTTGTAAAGCAGCTTTGATATCATCAAATGGAAGTGGTTTGTAAGTTTCTTTTGGGTTTGATTGATCTTCTAACCAACTTTCAATCTCTGTTTCATCTTGTGATAATGGAGATACTTTCATTGAAGGTGAAATAGTTGTCTTGTTGTATTTTGTACCTGTAACATCAGGGCCAACAGTAACAAGTTTAATATCTCTACCAACTGCAACATCAGTAAAATCACCTACTTCCTCATCAGCAGCCATTTGCAAAAATGCTTCGTAAATTTCTTTACCAAATTGCCATAGTTGTACTCCTTCTTCTTCCTCTCCTCTTACAATAACAGGAGCAAAAACACGAGTTTTAGGATCTAATTTTTTAGCCAAACGCCAGTTTTCCTTATCGTTTGTACCTCTAAGTTGTTTTGCAAATTCTGCAATTGGATCTTTCTCTCCCCAATTCAATGGTGAAGCAATAACTTTTTTACTTCCAATCCCATAGTAAAACTTCATTTCAGTAAATGGATATTCCTTGTTGTATTTGAAAGGTACAACACGAACTACTTGTTTACCGATTTGAGGTTTAAACTGTTTTGTTTTTTGATAATCACCACCTCCTCCTTTTGAGGTGTTTTGCATTGATTCTAACTTTTTCTTGATAGCATCTAGATTCATAATATAACTTTATTTAAATTGTTTACAACTATTAATATAATAACCTTTATTCACTAAGCCAACTATACTTCAATAATCTTGTAGATCTTTGTATTCAGTTGCTTTATTTCATTGTGTTGAGTGAGCAATATACAATTTCTATAGTGTTGCCAATTAACTGGGAATTTTGTGTCAACTGCACCTCCATTTAATTTTTTGATAAGCTCATTCAAAGCATTTATCGTATATAACGTATTTGATTCTTTTTTTCTATGCACCAAAATTGTGTTCTCAGGAATAGAATTAACATTACCTTGATCTACATTATATGTAACAACATATTCATCATTACTCTTAATATGCAATACAAACATCTTATTATACATTATAGTGTACTTTCCAGAAAGCTCATCAATTAAGGATTCTAACTCGTTTAAGGGAGTAAATGTACAAAACAGTCTGTTGTTCACGGATATATAATCTTCGTAAGTGTTAAAGTCGTATCCGTCATACATATATGAAGGGTATTGTAAAGTGCTGTGCATAACTTTTATTTTAGATTGTAGTTTTTACCTTTTTTAAATTTAACATTTAATTTATATTTTTTAAATACCTCTAATATTTCTTTTATTGTATCTTTTTCTGTTTTATCTACATCCAATAAAAACGAATCATATACATATAATACAAGTTTTGTATTTTTTCCTCTTAAAATTTTAAAAATATCATATAATATAAGAACATTAGTTGATGTCTCCAAGTTTTGTAACAAATAATTTAAAAGTTTTTGTGGATTCATTTCTTTTAACTTATCCTTCTCAAATCTATATTTTGATATCGGACACTCAATATATCCTTTTTGCTCAAACTCTTTCCACATTTCTTGTGTAAATGCTTTTACTTTCGAAAAAAACGGAAGATTCTCATATTGTTTAAAAATACCCCCATATAATTGTTTAAATGTAATCTCTTTTGCTTTGGCGTATTCCACTCCATACATTTTAGCAAAACTGTTATGCACGTCACTATCATCAAAACTGTAATCCAGTATATTGCCAAGCAGGGTAGGATGATAAGCACTAATGTCCATTTCAATAAAAATATCATTGCGGGGTATAAAACATTCTCTTTCACCTGTGTCTTTATTTAATGCTGAAAAATTTATGCCTCCAAAAGTATTTGATGGGCGTGTTGTTAATGTATTTAAATTGTACTGTGTATAAACATATTCCTCGGTATCTACCCCAAAGTAATGTTTATATAGCGTAGTATTTGTTTTTATTCCGCTCTGTTCCAACATATTAAATACCAATGGTACTTTGTTGTTGTAAAAGTTGTTTGAGAGCTCAAAATTGTGGTTCTTGTAGTTTTCATTGCATACCTCATAGTGTTTTACAATGGGTATAATTGTATTTGTGTGTGTTATATTTGTATTATTGGTTAGGTGTGTGTGGGATTTGGTTGGTTGTGGTATATACGTATTTAGGGAGGGGGAGGGGTGTAGTAAATGTTTTAGAGCAAAATAGTGTAAAAATTCTTTTTTATCTCTAACATATACCTCCTCTATGCTGTTTAGTACTTTTTTGCATACCTCTATATCTAAATTTATTGTTTCACTATGCTTAATTGGTATGATGTATCCTTTTGTGTCTTTTAAAGGTCTAACAAATAATGCACATACTTGATTTTGTGAAGGGTGTAGGGTGGGGGAGGTTGGAATTATCTCCACGTATGCTTGTTTGTGTTTTTTTTCACACAACAATTCAATTTTTTCTACATCTTCAATCAGCCAGTACATATGATTAAAGATAAGAACAATATTTTAAGCAGACAAATTTTTATAGTATTTTGTATAATCCTCTTTTAGAAATTTTGAAAAGCCATACCATTTTTTCTTTCGCTCTATATCTCTAACAATTATTGTGTTGTAATCATTTACTTGCTGTTTTTCAAAGCCAGATATTATCCATTGTGTTTGAACAGGTTCATATAAATCCCATGCTATGTTTGAGGAACGTGAGTTTAAATCTGTGTATGTTTGTTTTGAAGTTTCTAGATATCTTAGTTCATTTGTTTTTTTGGCAAAGTATCTTATCATCCTTCCGTTTTTATAGTCTTGTGGGGTGGGAAGGGTGATGGAGGGAGAAGGTAAAAATCTCTTTGATGAGGAATTTTGATTTCTAGAATTTGAATATGTTACATTTGAATCAGGGGTATCAGGAAAATTTTCATATAATTGATTCAATATAAGAATTTGATTTTTGTCTTCAGTGTCTCCATCTATGTTACCGGGTTCAAATGGGGAGATTGGAATTAACAATTGGTTTAAACCATCTCCTGGGATTTTGCCTGTAAATTTTTGACCTGAGGAGATTTCATAGTAAAATCCTTTATAGGGTTGTCTAGTAATAGAAATAGAGAATTCATCTCCATTAGTATACAGATTGGGTTTTATTTGGGATTTGGGGAAATATGGCATGTTTATTGGATATTAGCATGAATGTGGGGGGGATTATGCCATAATATCCCAGTAAATCCAGCTTCCTCTAAAGCATCTATAACTAAATTATCTATGGTTGGGTTTACTGATCTGACATCTATGGCTAAACCTCTAGTATGGGTTGTTGTATAAGGATAAACTCCATTAGTACCATAGGTGCTTTGAGGATTTAAAGTTTTTCCTTGATGATATGCATCATTTCCAGCAGTAATAATTACGGGAAGGGTTGGGGCATATACGGGTTTTGATAAAACAGTGTTTAAATTTTTTAATACTTTAAATAAATCTTCAGTGATATCCCCACCATTCCCTAACTGGAATCCTCCTTCAGTTTTTATTTGAATATTTTTTATTCCTTTTGCTTTTTCTTCTTTTAAAAAATTAGAAAACTGTTCAGCATAAGGAAAAAGATTAGTTGATGGGGGGATAGCCCCTTGTCCCCTTCTAATTATAAATGTAGTATTTCCTAAAAATTTACCATATAATCTTTTATAAGCATCAATTGCACTTTGATTATTTACTATGATAGGACGACTAGTACTTGTTAAAACTATTGTAGAGGTTTTTTTAACTTTTCTTCTACTTCCACTTCCTCCTGTTGAAGATGAAGAGAGAGAAACTTTTAGTTGTTGTTCTAAAATTTCTTCTTCTATTTTATAATTTTTTTGGGATATTGTATCAGCCATATTTATAAATATTTTAAAACTTTTATTTTTATACGCTCCATGCACCCGGCATAGATTGGGTTTCTAAAGTAGTTTCCCAATCTCCATTTGATAATTTATGTGAAACTCTTTTTACTATATATTTAATAGTTTCAGGATAATTAAATGGTAAAAATCTAGTATCTACCTCTATTTTATTATATATTTTCATTCCAGAAAGCCCATCCATTGTTAAATTTAAACTAAATGGGATAAAACCATTTGTGGTAGGGGAATATGAGCTCCCGCTTGTTGCATAGCTAGATGCTCTTAGATACTTAAAATATTCAGTTGCTACTGTTAAATTAGCATCTATTCTACTATTATTAAAAGATATTTGACCCTTAGATGAATCACTTGGAATATCATTTTGAACATCAAATCCACAATCTTGGAGATCATAAGGATCACTAATTTGTAATCCATCTCCAGTAAACATTTTAATGTATTGGGTTAAGGGTTCATTTGGATCTGGGGTTTCTAGGTTAACAGTTTCTGAAGAAGCAGAGTATTCAATTTGGAAACGGTCAACTAAGCCTCGATTCCATTTAGAAAAAGCTGTTGCTTCCATCCCTTTTGTATAACCTGCTGCTGTGGAACCAATTGTAACCATAGAAGCAAACTCAGGGGATATTTTGGTTTGTAAGTTTACATTTCTTACAAAAGTAGATTGAGAACCAGAATATCCATAAATTTGGAAAGCTGTTTGAGGATCATCAATCTTTGCAGAAGGTAATGATGAGTCTATAATTAAAATTTGATTCGTAAGCTCATTTATAACAGGTTCTAAATTATTTATTCCTCCTAAAGCTTTATTTATTTCATCACATAAAGAACTTAAAAAATCATATAGTGCTAGGTCTCCCCTTTCATCCAATTTACTATTTATAATTTCTTTTACTTTAGCATGATTCATGTAAATATTATCAACTATTCCTACATTATTTATGCTATCATAAAAAGGTGTAAGTTTACTTGCTATCTCATATTTAGGATAAGTAGAGGCTCCTGGGTAGTTAATTTTTCTTCTTACAAGGCATACTCTAGGGTCAAAAGACATTTGGTTAGGGGAAATATAACAAGTATTACCTGTTGATTTTATTTCAATTTGTTTCTCATTTCCATTTCCCACAGGAATGCAATATTTATTTAAAGCATTTAACAAAGATGAAAATTTTATATAATAATTTATATCACTTTCTTTATTGATAACCTCCTCATCTTCAGGATCATCATCAATTTTAAAAAAAGCACAATCATCAAAACTAAGACCGGTTATTGGGTATGTTCCTGGGTGTATTTTAACTATAAGTCTCCATGAATAGTTTCCAGAAGGTGTTCGTGGGAAGGGTTCTGGGAAAGGGAGGCTTTTTGTTTTATATTGCTCAAAAACAGTTCTACCCCCACTAGTAAGTATAGCAAACCTGAAGACTTTGAAATCAAAAGTCGCACCTGGTGAAGCATATATTATATTAAATGGATATTTATTTATAACATTCTTGCAACTATTACTAAATATTTCTTGTGCTTCAGCATCAGTAGAGTCCCCAGGTATTGTAAAAATATCCTCAACAGAAATAGGGGAGGAAATATTAATCTCACTAGCATTAACCATCCACCCTTGGGGTTGAGGGTAGACAAATCCTACATCTGGGTCAGGGAGTTTAATAAAGTTCCATGAACCACTATTTGATGTTGATGCTGCAAAATTAATTTGATTAATTTCCTTAAATCTATCTAAATATTCTGAGATTACATTATCACTTGAGCCTGATGTAGTTGGGCTAAATGGATCGTTTGTAGTGAAAGAAATATTAGTTTTTAAAGATTCTATAACATCACCTAAACTTATGAGTTTTAAAGAAATTTTGTAAGAACCATCAGATTCAAAATTCCATGTAAAGTTTGTTACTTTAGCTAAAAATCCATCATAATTCCCATTATATTCTCCTCTTTTTTCTTCTACTTTTCCTAAAAAGACTCTATGGGATGAAGGATGAATTTGGTTCGATTCATCTTCAAACATTCCTTGAAAATCTTCTGTTAAGGTAGGACCCATTTTTTTATAGGTTCCTGTATTGTCTATATAATGGCTATTTCCCCATTCAAGTAATACGGTGTATCCTAATCTTAAAAATAAAGTATCAATTATCTCAAGTTGTCTTCTGGAGTAGACTTTTATTTGAACATTTGCCTCTTTTATAGAACCTCTATTTCTATCTTTAACATCTATACTTTCAATACCTGACATTGGTACTAAACCAAAGTCTGTATCCCTGTAGTCATACACTTCTGAAAAGGAAGAACGCTGGTCTAAAATTAAGCTTCCGGTAGTATGTGTAGCAACCCCTCCAAATAATACATTTTTTTTAGCTAAATTGGTTCCCATATAATCTGTGATAGGGGTTAAACCAATATTATTTAATCGGTCTTCAGCAAAAGAACCAGAAAGAAAAACACCTGAAGATAATTTTACCCATGCTGTTTTAGAGTTTGCCCAAGCTATCATTTCTGCTCCTCTGTTAGAGGATTTTCCCATTTGTTCTTGACGAACTTTTATTTGTGTATCAACATATTCTGAAAATGGTTCTCCAATAATAGACATAACATATTAGTTTTTTAAGAATATAAACTTGCTACACTAGTAGCGGTTGAAATATTTGGTATACGTATTTGTACCCCAATCTCTGGGATTAATGAATTTAAATCTTGTGAAGGATTTGCTAGAGCAATAATATACCATAAAGATGAGTCTTTATAATATTGAA